TGCAGCAGGAAACTATCCAGCAGTACCATCAGTAATTGCAACCATAACGCAAGTAAGATAAAAAAAAATTACAACTTTTTAAACCGAAGTTGTTATTATTATATAATTTAGAAAAATCAAAAAAATTATGAACGCTAAAAAAGTATTAAGTAAGATATTAACTCTTTTATCAAACGATGAAGTTAACTTAACTTACGCAAGATTGAAAGACGGAACAATTGTAGAATCAGCTACGTTCGATGTAGGTGAAGATTTATTCGTAGTATCAGAAGATGGAACTAAAGTTGCTGCACCAGATGGTGAGCATGAATTAGCATTGAAAGATACTGAAGGAAATGAAACCCTAATCAAAGTAATCTCTAAAGATGGTAAAATTGTTGAAAGAGAAAACGTTGAAATGGAAGATGTTGAAGTAAAAGACATCCCACAAGCAGGCGCAACTGATAAGGCTAATGAAGTACCAACTGCTGAAGGTTCAGTAGAAAGTGGAACTTTAATGGCTGAAGTAACTGATGAAGCAGAAACTATCCCACAAGATGATGAAGCTCCTATGAAAGAAGAAGCAACAACTGAATTAGGTGATATGGCTAAGAAAATCGAAGAGATGTCTTATCGTATCGAAGAAATGGAAAAGAAAATGGCTAAGATGGCTGAAATAGAAATCGAAGTTGGTGGTGAAGAAGAAGATGAAGAAGAGGATATGCCAAAATTAGATGGAGCACCTATCGAAGAAGTAGCTAAGTTTTCAGCAGAAAAAAACAATAAAGCATACGGTAAGAAAGTAAAGAACACCCAAAGTTCTTTCTTATCAAAATTATATAATTAATCAAAACATTTAAAAAAAATGAAAGCAAAACAAAATTTCGCACTTCCTTCAGTAACTTCTACCTACGCAGGTGAAGCAGCTTCAGGATTTATCGCAGCAGCGTTATTAAGTGCAAGAACTTTGGATAATAAATTAGTAACTATCATGCCAAACGTGAAGTACAAATCTGTAATCCAAAAATTAGATGTAAGTGGTATCACACAAGATGCTTCTTGCGATTTCGTAACATCTGGCTCAGTAGCTCTAAGTGAGCAAGTATTGACTCCAAAAGAATTACAAGTTAACTTGGAATTATGTAAGCAAGAATTCGTAGATAGCTGGGAAGCATTATCTTTAGGATTTTCTGCATTCGATGAAATTCCAAAGAACTTCAATGATTTCTTAATCTCTTATGTAGGTGGTAAAGTAGCAGAAGCAACTGAACAATCTATTTGGCAAGGTAACAACGCAACTAACGGTCAATTCGGTGGTTTCCAAACAGCATTATCTGCATCTATTGCAGCTGGTGGTGCAGGAGCAGTATTAGCAGCTAAGAGTGGTTCAATCATCATCTCTGGCTCTATCACAGCAACTAACGTATTATCAGTAATGAATTCAGTAGTAGACACTATCCCTGATACTGTTTATGGTAAAGAAGATTTATTATTGTACGTTCCAACAAACGTAGCAAAAGCTTACCAACAAGCATTAGCAGGTGGTGCAGTAGGAGCTAACGGATGGAACAACCAATTAAACGTTGGTGAGAAACCATTCAATTTCAACGGAATTGAAATCGTATTATGTCCAGGTATGACAGCTTCTAAAATCGTAGCAGCTCAGAAATCTAACTTATTCTTCGGAACAGGTTTATTATCTGACTACAATGAAGTTAGAGTTTTAGACATGGCAAATATTGATGGTTCTCAAAACTATCGTATTATAATGAGATACACAGCAGGTACGCAATTTGGTATCGGTTCTGATATCGTTTACTATGGTGCATACTAATAGTAACTAACTAACAAATAAAGGGTGGTGAGAAATCATCACCCAATTATTAAAAACTAAAAACATTAACAGATATGGCTTGTAATTTATCACAGGGAAGACAAGAGGTTTGTAAGGAATCGATAGGTGGACTTCAAGGAGTTTACTTCATCAATTATACAACCGGTTCTTTCACTAAGAACGGAAGCGGAGAGGTAACAGCATTACCATCCGGCTCAACAGTTTATTACTATGAATTGAAGGGCACAAGTGCATATACTGAAACTGTTAACACATCTCGTGAAAATGGTACAACTTTCTTCTCTCAAGAGTTAACTCTTAATTTGAAGAAATTAACAAACGAAATGACTACTCAATTAAAGCTTATGGCTTATGGTAGACCTCAAATCGTTGTTTGGACTAATAACGGAGATGCATTGTTAGTTGGGCAAGACCATGGAGCTGATGTTACCGGGGGTACTATTCAAACAGGTGGAGCAATGGGTGACCTTTATGGTTATTCAGTAACTTTCACAGGTATGGAGCAATTACCGGCAGCATTCTTATCAGGTTCGACTACAACTAATCCATTCGCTGGATTAAGTGCACAACCAACTATCGTAGGTAACTAATCAGTATATCACAAATATATTATAAAGACCCTTTCAGAAATGAGAGGGTTTTTTTATGCTTAACTATTTTGAGGTAATTCGTTGTTATTAATAAGATAATACGAGATAAACAATAGATAAATGCTAGCATATTTCATTTCACAAAGTAATGAGTACACTATTCGTACTCAACCTACTGCTTCCAACCAATTTACTATGTCATTGCAAGATATGACAACGCAAGATATATTCACTGCTTCTCTATCTGGCATCACTTATGAAGGGCACGAATCTATATTGGCGTTCACCGCATCAATTACGGGCTCAATAGTTAGTGAAGAGTATAGAGCAACAATTTTAAATAGTGGAAGCGTTGAACCCATATGGCATGGGACTGTGCAAGTATATGCATCACAAAGTATTGATAAATCAGTATATGAAAATAAGAATACACAATACAAATCTAATGTGTCTGAAAACAAATATATCATAATGAAATAATATGAAGAAAGAACAAAACTTTTCGGTTGTAAATGTAAATACTAACTCATTGCCTGTTATCCAAGAGGATACTAAGACAAGATATAGTTGGGTGCCGTTCGGTGTTTATGGAAATGATGATTTCTTTGATGCAGTAACTTTGGCATACAATACATCAACTACTACATCAGCGTGTGTTGAAGGATTAGCTGATTTAATCTTTGGTAAAGGAGTATATTCTAAAAGACCAGAATTTAATGATATATTAGCAAAATTAATTCCACAAGAAGAAATTAAAAGAGTATCATTTGATTTTAAATTGTTTGGTAATGCAGCATTTCAAGTATATTGGAATGATGACCATACTAAGATAAAGAAAATGTATCACGTGCCAGTACAAACACTTAGAGCTGAAAAGCTATATGGTGCAGCACGTATTGAGAACTATTACTATTGTACTGATTGGCAAGACCAAAGAAAGATTAAAGATAAAAAGAAGATACCTGCATTTGGAACATCAAATGAAAAGATGGAGATACTATACATTAAACATTATGTACCAGGTCTTTACTACTATGCATTGCCTGATTATGTTTCATCTTTACAATTTGCATTATCTGAAGCTGAATTAAGTAACCTACACTTTAGTAATATCACTAATGGTTTCTTACCTTTGGTTATGGTAAACTTTAATAATGGAGTACCTGCGCCTGAAGAAAGACAAACTATTGAGGATTTATTGCAAGCTAAGTTTACAGGCACAAATAACGCTGGTAGATTTATGTTATCTTTCAATGATGATGTAGCAACTAAGCCAACAATTGATACAATTAATATCGATAATATGCATGAGAAATTTCAGTATGTTGCTGAATATGCACAAGATAGAATATTAGTATCACATAGAATTACTTCACCACTCTTATTTGGTATTCGTACTACTAATAACGGATTCTCTTCTCAATCAGAAGAAATGAAAACAGCATTTAGTATCTTACAAACGATGACTATTATGCCATTTCAAAATATCATATTAAACGTATTAGATTACGCATTAACTGAAGGTGGATACCCAGATACACAAATTTACTTTGAGCAATTAACTCCATTAGTAATTCTTTCAACAACTGCTGAAGAAACTGATAAGACTGTAGCGCAAGTAGAAGATGAGGTAAACGATTCAATGGAAAACCCTGCAACAATAGAAGATGAGCCAGTAGATACAAATGAAGATGTTGTTGTAGATACGAGAGAAGATATTAACTTTATCAGAACAGTAGGAACTCAATCAGCATTTTTTGCAAAAGAATATAAATAAAAAAATATGTCATACGCACTTTTTATAACAAGAAACGATATTATCAAAAACACTCCTTTACAGGGTGCTATTGATGCTGATGCACTTTTACCATTTGTAAGAGTATCGCAAGATAAGTATTTGAAGAATTTATTAGGAACTGTCCTATTCGATTATCTACAAGAAAAAATTACTGATAATACTATTGGTACATTAAGTTCATACTACCAAGAACTAATGGATGATTACATTAAAAATACTTTGATGTGGTATGCGTGTGTTGAATACATTCCATTCAGTTCAGTACAATTCAAATCTAATGGCGCTGTGAAGCAACAGAGTGAGCAAGGCGTCGCTCCATCTAAAGGGGAGATAGATTACCTTAAACAGATATCACAAACGAATGCTGACTACTATGCGTTGAGATTACAAAACTATTTGATTTCATACTCTCAAAACATTCCTCAATATTTAGAGACTGTTGGTAACCAAACACAAATTTATCCTGACCAAAGTAATCAATACTTCGGTGGAATTCAATTATAATAAACTATGGCATTAATAAACGATAGCGGCACAAACTTTTCGTTGTATTATAATATTTTGGACTATTTCAAAACTATTATGAACAACCATCCTTCTATTGGGTCAGTAACACAAGGACCTATATCTGAAGTTGATGATAGAGAGTATCCAATATACCCAATGGGTAATGTACAAATTATTGATGCAGCTTTGGGTGCAAACTATACTGATTATACTATTCAGTTAATTGTAGCTGATAAACAAAAAAATAAAAGCAATGAATCTTCTGGAAGTGCTAACTCTCAAACAATTCCGTTCTATGGAGTGGATGATGTTGTTGATATTCATGCTAACACATTTTCAATTGTAAATGATTTGACATCTTATACACAATATAATGTTGAAGCATTGGAAGTAAACAATGATGTTGATTGTATCCCATTTATGGATAGATTCAATAATGGTTTAGCGGGATGGGCATCTACGTTTGTAGTTAGAGCACACAACAATAGAAATCGTTGTTTGTTTGAATTATTATAATGAAAACTCTTGCAGAAGTAGCAACAGTATATAAGACAGTTGCTCAAACACTTATTAGAAGCGGATATAGTGGTTGGAAGAAAGCACCATATGATACAGGCAATTTGTATCGTACCATAGGTTCATTTAATAATGAACAAAGAATGGTATTTACACAAGGTAAGCGTTCATTCTTAAATTTTAACTATGCACCTGATGGTGCTAAGTATGGTTTATATGTAGAGAAGGGAACAAGCCGAATGCCATCTCGTCCATTCGCAGAAACTGCTGCAAATTCATCTGAAGTTAGAGAAGCTATAAGAGAATACCAAAATTCTGAAGTTGATGAAGTTCGTAACGAAATAAATAAACGAATGACAATCATTATGAAGGATGCAGGATTCCAAAAGAGCTAACCATCAATTACTTTTATTGTTTTAGTGGTTATATAAGAAAGATTTAATTAGATGGCTATAACAATTTTACAAACTCCTTCGGAAGTTAGCTTAGCACAATCACCTATCATATTTTCAGTATCATCATCTATTGATATTGCTAATAGTGGGTTTCAATATGTATGTGACTTATATTATTGGACAGGCTCTTTAGCCGCATCTGGCGGTGTAGATTATCAATTAGTAAAGTATCCAAATACTTCATTTTGCGGTATCTTTGATTTAAGTAGAATTTTAAACTCTACAATGACATCGTTAGCCGAACAAAATACATCTAATGTAGTGGCTTATAAAGCCGATTTCTATTACAGATACTTAGTAAATAATATATATGTAAATGATACAGGTTCGCTAATTTCATCTAACATATACAAAGTATTAGATGGATATTCTATTTTCCAAGAAGAAATAAATCAACCAATTTACGCTAAAACGCCATATTGGCCATTAATGACTGATGGACCTGCTACACAATCTTGCTTTACTACAAATACGGGCACACAAGGTGCATATGTTGGAAGTAATGGTTTAACTGCAAATAACGTACTATATGAATCAAACTTAGGTCTTACTTTTACACTTGCATTAAGCGGTAGTGCAGGAACTACACAAACTGAAATTAGTGATTATCCAATTGGTCCATCGGAAAGTAATTTTCCTTTTGCAACTGTTGGATTAGAATGGTTTAAGATAACTGCTCGCAATAATACAACACCTGTAGCGTTACCAATAACATATAACGTTGAGTGTAACCAAAAGTATCCTAATGTTAGAATTAAGTGGAAAAATAGATTTGGACAATTTGATTACTACAACTTTAATATGGTTAGTAGAGAATCATTCAGTACTGAAAAGAGAACATATCAGCCACAATTAGGTAGCTGGGGTGGTAGAACTTTATCATATAATAAAGAGGACTCTCAAACACAAAACTATATTGTAGATTCTAAGCAAGGATTATCAGTCAATAGCTGGTTTCTGCCTGAAACCTATAATGATATATTTAAACAATTAATGGTTAGTGATGAAATATATTGGGTATATGATGAAGTAAATAACTTTGTTAAACCATTAACAATTACAACATCTAACATCGTATTTAAAACAGGTGTAGTAGACCATTTAATTCAATACCAATTTGATTTTGAAATCGGACAAGGATATAAATTAATTATCTAATGGGAGTAACATCAACGCAAGGATATAATTTTAGATTAATAGCAAATGGTGAACAATTAGACCTTTTTAAAGATGAAGCGATTACAATATCTAACAACGTAACAGGTTTATTTGATGTTGATATTTTACCTTCTGATTTTAGTAGGACTATTACTTTACCAGGTACAAAAATAAATAATGCTTTCTTTGAGCACGTTTATGATATATCAGTAAACGAACCTTATTTATTTGAAACAAATATAAAGGTGCCTGCTTACTTTGATTTTGGTGGTATCTATTTGATTAATGGATACTTACAACTTATAAAAGTAAACTTATATGAAAATAAATTTATTGATTCATATGAGATTTCTATATTCGGTTCTCTATCTTCATTTAGTAGAGATTTAAATCGTACATTTTTAACTGATTTAACTGGCTCATTAGCAAAGTATAATCACGTATCCAATGTTACAAATATAAAAGAAAGTTGGGTAGGTAATCTATTCAGCGGCTCAGTAGTTTATCCATTGGCTGAATATGGTCAAAAAATAAACTATTCAGCAGAAGCATTCTTCGGCGCAGATGATATAGAGGGTTCTTTAAACGTTCAAAACTTTAAACCTGCAATCAGAGTTAAAGCTGTATGGGATGCAATATTCGAAACATTCGGATATACATATACAGGCTCATTTTGGCAGAATGAATGGTTGGATGATGTTTATATGATTGCTAATTATGGATTAAAATACCCAGAATACTCCGATGTTGATTTGGAATCATATGGACAGATAAGAATATCAGCAATTAGTGGAAGTGGTTTAAACAACGTAACAATGTCAGTTAATACTGATAGGAATGTAACGTGGTTTAATATTGAAAAAGATTCATCAGGTTTTGTTGGAGGAGCAGTATCATATAAAGTAGAAAAGTTAACAAAGTTAAGAGGTACTATAAATTTAAACTATAAAGTATCTTCAACTTCAGCTGGAAATGGTGCACCACAATTCTTTTTAGATATTATCCCAACAGGTTCTGCATTACCGGCATCAACGACTAACTTAGTTGAAATTAACAATTATATGCAATCAGTTGTATTAGCAAATACTTCAACTGTAAATACAACATATAATATACCAACGAGATTTAATACAGTTGCTTTGCCAGCAGGTACATATAATTTTGCTTTAAGATATACAGCATATAACTCACCTTTTATTCAGGTTGTTTTAGACCCAGGTGATGCACCTAAATCTTTTTTGACTGTAGATGAGGTATGCCAAGCGGCTGATTTTAAAACATTAGTTATGGCTGATAATATGCCATATGGAACTAATGGAATTAAATGTGTTGATTTTATTAAAGGAATTCAACGTAAGTTTAATTTAATGATATATCCATCTAAGACTGTACCAAATCAATTTATTGTTGAAACATTTAATAATTGGTATAGAAGTGGTCAGATTAAAAACTTTGATAATTACATTAACTTAAATGATAAGATAGAAGTAATGCCTGCTAATAACTTAGCAGTTAATAAATTAGAATTTGGTGATACATTAGACCAAGATTATGTTTCACAACAATTTAGTAAAGCTGCTAATAGAGAATATGGTAAAACATATTATGTAGATACTCAAAACTTTTTTTCACAAGGTGAATTTAAAGTACAATCTGCATTTGCTTCATCTCCATTACTATTGGTTGCAGGTAGTGGTATATCAGGCTCAAATGGTTCATCAGATATTGTGACCGGAACTAATAGTATTTATATTGAGGATTCGTTTTATTCATCTGAACCTATAACCTGTTTGTTTACATCATATGTTAATAGAACAAATAGAACTGAAGTATCTTTATTAGATTCTAATGGTAACACAATTGTAAATACAGGCTTTCCAATAAGTATAAATCTATCATACACATATAGAGGATGTAATGGATTTGGAAACATTTATAGAGAAACTATTACAATTGCAAATGGACAATCATCAGCATACTATGAGTATCAAAATCTTAACTATGTAGATTGTGGACAAGGTAGTTGTGATGCCGAAACAATTGAACTTCAATGTGTAAATTCTATAACAGGTCAATCACTACCAATAAATAGTCTTTCACCTTTTAATACTATATGCTAATATGGGACAAACTAATCCAATATACATTCCAACGTTTATAAACAGTGAAGCGTATGCGCCGGCTAGAGTATTACCTCATATATACTTTTTTAATGGAAACAAACCTTGTAGACCTTTTTGGTTTCAAGGATATAATGATGCAGCTAACACTGTAGTAGCACAACAATATAGTTCATTTCCTTATTTTGGAAATTATAGTGGCATCGTTTCAACATCAAATTCAATTTCATTGTTATTCAATAACGAAGAAAGTCCGTATGGTGATATACCAACTGAATCTCTTTATACAACGTATTGGGAAACCTATATGACTTTATTATATAATCCAAAGACAAGAGTGATAAGTTGTTCAGCTATTATTCCTTTGGCTAATTATTTTGATATGGAATTAAATGATGTTGTATTTTGGAGAGGGAACTATTATCATTTAAGAGCAATAAATGATTATAATATATCAACAGGCGAATGTGGTTTACAATTATTAGGTCCAATTATACCTGATACATTACAGGCTTTATTAGGATTAGATTGTAACTTTGATTTTACGGAAAGAACTGCATAAAATAAAAATATGGCAATAAATAAAATAATAACTCTGACAGAAGAAGGACTTAACGCAGGTCCTTACTATGAAGCGTATTACTCAACTGATTGTAGTAATTATACATTAGCTACATCATCTTTATATTTGCCTGAAGTTGGTTCAACTGGCAGTATCGTAGTTGCTGACAATACAATTTGTATAAAGTTAGTTAACTTATCTCCTAATTGTGGATTGAATGATATCGTTTATGATTTCAGAGCAACAACTACTACGACTGTACCCGTTCCGCCTCCGTTTACAACTACTACAACCCAAGGACCTACTACTACAACGACTCAAGGACCAACAACAACAACTACTCAAGGACCTTTACCAACAACAACAACGTATGGTCCATCTGCTAGAGTTGTAGCACATAGTTGTCAAAACTTTTATGATTTTAACACTTATAGAGTTCCAGGTTCACCAACTCCAGAAATTGGAGGAGTTTATATTGATGCATATGGTACTTGCTATTATGTAACATCTATACCATCAGACCAAACCCTACCAGGTGTTGGTGATTTAACTTATGTTGGCGCTGAAGGAGCTTGTAGTTCATCTTCGTGTGTTACTACAACTACAACAGCTGCACCATATTGTAATCAATGGCAAGTATTCAATAATACAGGCGCTGGATATTCATTCAAATACTATTATTGTGGACAAAATGAAGCCACTTATTTAGAAGTTCCTGCTAATACTTCAGTTGTTGTGTGTACACAAAATGATAAAATATATAATTCATTTAATGCACCTTTAACATTTACAAATTTAAATACATCGTGTATTGGTACAACTACCACTACAACTATGGCTCCTAATTTGTGGAGAGTTGTTGCGCATGCTTGCCAGGACTTTTACGATTTCAACACTTATGGTGTTAATAAAAATATTACAACAACTGTAAACATTGGTGATGTATTTAAAGATTCAACAGGTACTTGTTACTATGTAACTTCAATACCATCTGACCAAACGCTTCCTGTTGTCGGGGTTCTATCATATGTTGGTGGCAGTGGTGCTTGTTCATCTTCTGCTTGTGTTACAACTACGACTACGCAATCACCCTTCTGTAACACGTGGAAAGTTGAGAACTTAAATGGGTTTGGACAATATTTCAAATATCAATATTGCGGACAGACTGGATACATATATCCTGAAGTAGCTGCTAATAGTTCGGTAACTGTTTGTG